GATCTAAAGAACGCATTTGTAATCTTTCTTGTGGTGTAGGTTCTTTCACTTGTTCAATTTTAGCACCTAATTCATCAATCTTAGTTATGATATTATTCATACTAGCTAATTTGGATTCTAAATCATTCAATTTTGTGAATACATCATCCATTTTACCAATGACATCTTTATTCTCACCTTTAGTATTTTCAATATCTGTTTTAATAGATTTAGTCATATTTACTAAATCTGTTATATCTATTTCTTCAGTATTTGATATATCTGGTGGTGCGACTTCATCACCAGTTGGTGGTGCAACACTTGCATCACCAGGTAATGATCCGGTATCTGTCGGTAATTCACCGGTATCGGTTGGTAACCCTTCAGCATCAGGTGCCGGTAATTCTTGCTCTTTCATAAGTTTTCTAGCGTACTTATTGATTTCATTAAATCTAGCAACTTCTTCTAATAATTTTTTTTCTAATTTCATAATATTAATCTTGTAATAATTGTCTTCCGTCTTCTGTTATGAATTTTTTATTAATTCTTTCAACAATACCATCTTTACTTGTGATAACATAACATTCACCTGTCTGTAAATCACACTCTTCTCTTTCCATGTTATTTCTATATACTTTTTTAGTATTACTGTTTGACATGTACTTATCCAAAGTTTTATTTATTTTTTCGTTTTCCATATTTTTTTATATATAAATATCATTCAAGAATAAAAAAATTAAGACATTCTAAAATAGATAACTTCACCATCATTAATTTTTAAGTCCGACATTAATTTTGGTGACATACCCATACCATAATTATTTAGTCTTGGTCCAACAGAAATTGGTCCTTGAACTTTTATATCACCAATAGAACGGTCTAATTGATATTCTGGTTCTAATATTAGTGTTTTATTATTTAATGGGTTTTTAAATTCTGTTTTTATTAGTCTAATATTTTCAGCGTTTGCTACATTTAATTGGAATTTTACATTATAAAATCTCATGTCAGAATTATTTACATCTGACCATAGTACACCTGTTGCGATATTCATCAATGTATTTTCTTCTACTGGATAATTAACACCACCCATTTTCACTACGATTGTCCTTAACCATGTTCCATCATTATCAACTTTTTGTACTGATAACTCATTATCATAACCATTGTAAGGTACACCAAATTCTGTAATACCTACTTTCGGTGTAGTTTTGGTTATTTCTTCACCAGGAATTTTAACATCCCCTAAATTGGTTAAATATACATTACCATCATATTCTACTGAAGTGGTTTTTAGATTTGTTTCTGTTTGTTGTTTTAATATTGCCTTTGCCCTATTAGAAATTTTATCAAATAATACTCGATAACTAGCAACAAAAGAATCTTTTGGATCTGGTAATGATGTATAAGGGATTCTAGTTCCAACAAAGTTTGTTGTAATTACATTGTTTTTTATACTATGATTAACCTCACTAATATAATATGATCCCTTAAACATTGGAATATTTTTTAAATAAAAATACATTGTGGGTTGAATCATGACATTACCCATACATGATACGTCACATTTATAAGATGCTTGTTTATAATAATCAAATAAACCAATATCAACATTATATGTACCTGCGCCAGATTCAGATCTAGCTAAGTTTTCTAAAACAACATACGATTCTGACGTATTTTTTAGTGACGTTTGGTCTAATGTAACACCTTTAAATATTCCTTGATTTTGGTCACCAAAACTAACTTCAAAAGCAACAACTTTATTTGATTTACTCAAATCGTTAGTTGAAAAACTTTCTAAACATGTGGTGATTAATGGGTTATTATTTACACTACCAATATAAAAACTATCATCAGAAAATTTATAATCTTTACTATATGATAAATCAAGACTTTTAGATGTATTACCGACTAATTGAAGTATAATTTTAGGTGATGATTCTTGATAGTCAACTTCTAAAAAAGTACCAAATAGATTATTAGCGATAGTTTTGGATGGTAAAATTTTACTTTTATTTTTTAAATTAGTACCATAGAAATTCACATAAGAAGGTAATGCCCTCATATCTAAACCAGTACCTTGTATTAAAATAGAAATTGCAGAATATAAATTAATCTTAACATTTTTAGGGTCTAATAAATGAGTTATTTTATCGATGTTCAAATAAAACTTATCCCCAATATCTCTATTTGATTTATCTAAAATTAAAAACTCTTCTAATAAAAGTCTTTGTCCTATAGAATTCCCTGACGACCATTTATCATTAAATGATTTAAATGTATTATATAATTCAAGTTTTGTTTGGTCAGTATTATAACCTCTATATAAATTTACATAATTATCTTTTATTTTTAATGATTCATTTTTATATGAACTTAGTTTTTTAAATAACAGATTAATAAAATATTCTAATCTTCTTTCAGCCCCTGTAGCATAAATTCCATTACCACTACCACTAAATATTGATGTCTGTAAATACTGTTTAAACGCCACATTAGTATTGACTCCACCTGATTTAACATAACCAGCATAAATTTGTACCATAGGTCGATACAATATAATATTTTCCTCATTTAATTTAATATTATTAGTAATGAAAAAATTATTATAATAACCATCAATATCTTCACCAATATAAAGTTTTATGAAATTTTGATTACCTATTGTATTGTCAGTTGAATCATAAGTTGATTCGTTAAAGAGTGATAACGTTTTTTTATAATTAAAAACTTCAGGTTGTGCTATTCCATAAAAAGTGTATGGATCTATTTCTTTTGGATTAGCAACCGTAAATTTAATTAAATTTTGATTATTAAGAATATTTGATGTGATATATTCCGATTTAATCGTTTGTTTTTGTTTTATTAAAGTGAGTAATGGGTCACCAGTAATTGTGGTATTCGTATCTTTATCTATTGTACATATATCTTTTAATAAATCTTGAAATTTTGGATAATTTACATTTAAAAATTTTTGATACGGAATTTCATAGTTACCATTTTCAGAAGCAAAATCTAAAAACATTTCTTCAAATGATTCTAAAATTTTTGGATTAAATGTCCCAATTAAATCAATAACTTTCCTATAATTTGAATCAATAGAAAAAACATTATCAGTGGTAGAATTTGGAACATAATTTCTTGGATATTCAGAATAAGACGCGAATGTTTTTCCCGAAAACTCTGAAGTTATAAATTCATCACCCCAAAAGATTCTAATATTATATTGTTCAGCAAATGGAAATAATTCGTTATTCTTATTTTTTAAATCATTATTATTAAAACCATTAGAAGGTAATAAAGTATAATAATTTTGTGTTGAATTATATTCTGAATTATCAACATATACTGTCCAATAATTATTATTCTTTACTTCTTTTTTATGTATTATTTTATTTGAAACTGTTTGAGCACTGTATGATGTGTTTCCTGAACTTACATTATAATGAGCATACCCATTTACTATTTGATGAAAGATAGCTTGGTAAAATGGGTTAATGCCCACATTAGTATCGTGTGTTACTGTTGTTGAATTTATTGTAAATGATGTATATGTTGTACCAGTATAATCCCCATCAAAAAATGTTGTACCTGTTATAGGTTGTGTTATATTATTTAAATTCAAAAAACCATCTAAAATATCTACATTATTATTTATTTTATTTTTATAACGATGATAAATTGACCCCCATTTTAACATTAAATGATATGGTATAAAATGTGTGGATGATATTTCTCTAAACAATGATGACATTAATATAGACCTACCATTAAATGTTATATTGTCTTCCAAATCAAGAAAGGGTAAAGAATTTAATAACAGATAAGCTGATCCACTATATTTACCTTCGTCTTTTTTATTAATAAAGTCAGTATAAAGTTGTTTATGGAAATATGGTGTATTTAAAATGTTTATGTTATCATTTCCATTTTTAATACCATGTAAAAACATATTTTTTACATATGAGGGTTTAACCCATGATTCTGAATTAACAGGTGAACATATGAAACCTTGATTTGGATTCACGGTTAAAATACCATTAAAAATAAAATTGTTATCAGTAAATGATGAAACGTCTAAGTAATCTAAATATAAATCTGAATTAAATGGGTATATATTTTTTCTATACGGTTCTGGAACATATCTCAATAATTCTGAATTTAATTCATCTTTCTTAAATGAATTTGATGATTTTGAAATGTCACTATATTTTTCGAAATAAAATGGATATTCAATAATGTCTTTCAGATAGGATATGGTTGGTAAATTATCTCTAAAATACTGAAACCTATCATTTGGTGATGAATCTACAATAAACCCATTTAATATTTTATTATCTACTGAAATAGAAATTAATGAGTCTATTGTTGTTAATTTTTTCATTAGTTGAATCAAATCTATATTTCCATCAATAGATTCTATAATATTTTCATATTCTTCATCAACTAAGTACCTTAAAAAGGTATTATTAAAAGAATCAAATAATGTTATATATTTTGATCTTTCATATATTTCATAAATAAATGATGAAAATGTTTTATCAACGTATGGTAAATTTTTATTTACTACATCAATACCACTTATATCATCAATTTTATTCACATCAAAATCACTCTCAAATATATAGTTGATATCATTAGTCGTTGGTTCGTTTTTAACATTAGTATCAATTCTGTTGGTGACTATTTTCATAAACTCTTCAACAAAATCAACTTCAGGCCATATATTTTTATCATTTGATTTTAATTTTTCGATTAAGTCTCCTTCTCCAGGGTATGCTAATACATTTTGTTTACACCCTACATTTGGTCTTTTTACTTCCGGCCATGGATATATTGGTAATGTATTTTTACTTTGTTCATTAGTGAGACCATATAATAAATTTGATCTAACATTTCCATTATCAAAAGACCTATTATGGACATCTTTCATTAACCTAATATACACATCAGCGTTTGCTAAAATAACAGCTAATATGTTACGAATAGTCGGTTCAAAACCAAATCCTTTAGATGGGTCTTTGATGATTTCATTCATTTTTAATTCAACTTCATTTTGAAGTTTATTTTTTTGTTCATCAAACGATTGTCTAACTTTATAGATGTCATTAATTAAATTATCAATACCAACAATCACTTTATTAGTTGAATCCTTCTCATGATAATCTTTAATTGATTTAACACTTTTTAATGTCACTTTTTTAAAATCTGAATTTGTTTTATTTGAAAAACTATTAACAGTTTCTAATAATTTTGTTATTTGTTCAGTTCCGTTAATGATTAATTTTTCTAACGAACCATTTTTATTTTTATCAATTATCGTCTCTAATTTTGTTTTATCAGAACCAACAATATAGTACCAATTTTCAGACACAGTACTATTGTTTTGTAAAACTTTTGTTTTAGTTATATATTCTTTAGTTAAATTTTTAGAAGCCCAAGCTTTTATTACATTTCCAAAATTTTCAATTTCTTTTTCTAAATCTTTAACACCAGATAAAACTTTCATATCCACAACATTTTTAAAAATTTCTTTTTCTAAAATTTTATCTAATGATTCTGCAATATATCCTAACTCTTTTAAAGTTTTAACTGGCATATCTTTTGGTACTAAGTTTTTTTGTTTGTATTCATTAAAAATTGATGTTAATATAGAATAACCTTTCGACCCTTTTGAAACATATTTTTCGTATCTGCCTGTGGATTCATTAAATTTTTTGTTTTCAACTTTTTCATTTAAAAACATATATGGTGAATTAACCAACTGAGATAATGTTATATCACTTAGAAAAGCATACGTTGACCCAACAAAAGTTGTTGTTACCTCAAAATTACCATTTGAATCGTTAAATCTAGTACTAAATTTAATCATATGTAAACGATACCTAATCGCTTTACCATAAAATCCTTTTACTGTTAAATAAAAAATCGGCCAAGGTAAATGAAAAAATGCTTTATATGGTGAATTAGACGCTGATTCAAATAATACTTTACCTCTAACATCAACAAAATTGATAGTTACTTGTGGTATGAAATTTGCACCTTTTATATTAATACTTATTGAATCTATACCAAAGTTTTGACCAGATTTATCTGATAAAAAATAATCATCATTATCTTTTGTTGAATTATTTAATTGAGGGATACCAACAAAAGAATCAGTATATGACGTATCAAAATCACCATCACCTGTTTGTGATCTTAAAAAATTAAGATTACCTTTTGCTATGTTTGTTAAAGTTGAACCTTGGTCTTTTGACACAAGAATAGATCTTGGTACTAAATCAGCTTCTAAATTAACATACATAACCAAATTTTCTTGTTTTAAATTTCTTGGTTGTACGTTACCATCATTATCTACTATACTATTTGGGTCAATGTAAATTAAATTATTTTGGTCTACTTTTACTAATATATTTTCATCACTATTTAAATTGTTATTCGCCATAATATAAATTGTATAATTCTATGTTTCTATTATAATCTTGTAATGTTGTGATTAATGGAAAAGGTATTCTTAATAAAGAATTATTTGGTATCATGAACTCTACACTACCAACAAACGGATTTGCAGATAATATTAACCAACCAAATGTTGGTGTGTTATAATATTCTTGTGATATTTTATCTAATCTATCTTTTCCTTTTTTATATAAAAAAAATTTATCTGTTGTCTTAATAGGTATTTCGATTCCAGGTACTATCTTGAATTCACCATTTTCAACAAAAAATTGATATCTATTAAAATATTCTCTTGCCATTATTTTTTAGTTTTATAAAAATTTAGTTTAGTTGTCACTTCAAAAGAATCTGAATTTATTTTCTTAATCTCTTCTTTTATATTCTCATTTGTATCTGTAGATTCTGTTATCTTAAACTTTATCCCATTAGAATTTTTTCTCTGAGGAATTTTACTAAATTTAAAATCTTTCTGTTTAGGTTTTTCAAGAAAATCTTCAATTCTTTTTCTAATTTTAACTCTTACATTTTCAGGAAAAACTATGGTATCTTTTTCATATTCTTTCATGATTAAATCAAGAAATGGTACACTATTAATAGAATTGTTTAATAATACTTTTATGATTTTTTTAAAATCATTATCCAAAATAATAGGGTTATAAAAATCTATAGTTGTTGTTAAGTCATTATATAATTTAAAAGTATTTTTTTCAATATACTCAATACAAGAAGAATATTCGTTGTAAATAATATCGTATGTGAATCCTGATAACATTGCGGATGTAACTATTTCTCCTGATATTTTACTATCCTTCCCAAACTTAACAACATAATTAAGTTTATCTAATGTTGATATTAGATTGTTTCTTGTTTTTTCTAATTCTTGGAATGGATTTTTATCTACTAAATAATTTATTATTTTTTCAGTATATGAAACAATATATGGCGTTATAAATTGATTAGACCTTGTAACTTTTGCTGGTGATAAATCTTTATCCAAATTAAACATTTCAGATAAATTAGTTGTATTTATTTTCCCTACTAATGCTTCTAATAAACCTCTTTTTAATATAGATAAGTCTTTATTTTTTTTATAATTACCAAATAGTGATATGGTTTTTCCTGGAGTATTAGATGTTGTTGTATAAACATCATATTCATGAATTGGTCTATATAAAGTATCAAACAATAATCTACCAATCTCTAATCCATATGTCGGTATTAACTTATTATATAATGTCTCATAAGTTTTTAGATATTGTTCAGTATATAAGAAAATATCATTAATGTATTGGGTATATTCTAATGTATTATTTTTTGTATCTAACAACCCAATATATTTTCCTTCACTTATTTTATTTACATTTTCTGGTTCTATTTTTTGTGTTGGTTTATTTCTTAATTCATATAATTCAGTTAAAAAATCTTTTGTAAATTGTTCTGTTGTTTTACCATTAATTGTTTCATTAGTACTTATCGATCTTTCATCATACATTTCAGTATTTGCAAAGAAATTTGATGATAAAGCATTTTGTAGTTTTTCTATTGGTTTTGATAGTCCTTGACCTCCAATAAACGCTATTGAACATGATACATTTGCAATCATTGGTTGCATTCCAATACCTTCAGGATTCATGTCCCATGTACTATCGTCATATGTGATGTTAACATCTCTTATTATTATTTTTGAATGATAAAAATCACCTATTCTTAAAACACTTACTGGTGGTGCACCAAATGAGGTATTTCTAGCATTTAAGTCATTTTCATCAACAATACCTTTAATTGGTATAGTATCCCCTGGTCTAATACATTGTAACATAAATGTTAAACGTGAATTAAGACCTTCGGGTGTTGTTGAATGAAAACCCGGATGAAAGTATTTTAGTTTTTCTTTTAAAGATTTAAAAACAATTGGAGAATCTTCTTTAAGTTTATCAAAATAATAACATTCTGATAATGTCTTCATTATTATTTTTTTAAGAGGGTCTATCAACGGTTTTTTTGTTGGTGATTCTATAATGATATCAGGACCAGGTGTAAGTATTGTTATAGGTTCTGGTGGTACAATTGGTTCTGGTGGTACAATTTCAACTTCACTATATTTTAATGTAACTTTAGATTGTCTACAAAAAAATGCAATTGGTGAATTTATTTTTAATCCACTAACTGTAGAAAATTCTTTTCCAACACAATTAGTTTCAGGTGAGTTACCTGTAAATTTTTCACCATAATTTACTGAATTTATAATAATGTTTCCTTGATTATTATCATAACCAAATTCACTTAATTTAAATTGTCTTATAATTTTTATTGGTTGTCCTTTTGTAACAACAGTTAAATCAGGATTATTTTGGTCTGCTGGTTTTGATTCAGATTCACTAACACTTTTAATCCATTTTTTTTCTAAATCAGGTACTTTACCATTACTAATTCTTTGAAAAAAATCATTAATAATACTTGAACTTCTTCTTAATGAAAGTTTTTCGTTATATAATTCTGAAGCAAGAGATGATGATGACGATTCTATTGTTATTGTGATATTGTTTATTTTATTTGTTAATATTTTTTGTTTTAATGTTTCACTTTTTTCTGTATAATTTAAAAATTGGTCGTTAGATTCTATAAATGCAAGGTCTAACTTTACTACTTGTTCATTTACTTTATCTGTTGTTATAACTGTATTTGGGTCACCAAATACATATGATATTTCATTTTTTAATTGATTTGTCTGTGTTAATCCTGTTATACTTTTTAAATCATTATTCAAGTCTAATAAAACTTTATCTTTTTTACCATAAAAACGTTGGAATAATGGACCATATTGTGTGTTAACATAAACAGTTTGTAAGTTTGGACCAGGATAATCATTATCAAATTTTAAATTAAATGAATTTGTAATTTCACTTACTTTATTATTATTGTTTGTTGGTTGTTGTGGAACTTCAACTGGACTTAAAACAGTTTTTTGTGTTTTTATAACTTGAGGGTCTTTAGATTTTTCAAGATATGAAAGTATTAATTTAATATCATCGGAATCTAAATAAGTATATTTTCTAATTAAATCATAAAAATCTAATTGTTCACATCCAGAGAAAAAAGATTTAATATAATTTTCAGATTCTTCGTCACTCATACCTTGAAAACGTTCCCTTACTAATAAATTTAAAATACTAGGATGGTCAACAACAACCTTAAATGATAATTGACCAGTTCTTGTTGTGTCTTGGTATGTGTATATAGGTTCTGGTCTTCCAAGAAATGTATTATCTGACCATCTTGCACTATTACTCTCTGAAATTTTTAAATCATATGGTGCAAACCACATTACTCTACCACCATTTGGCCCTCTTTCACAATAAGGTAAGTCATTATATGTAAACCCTGGTTTGTTTGAACTTTTCCAAGCTAAATTCTCAATTGAGAACATATATTTTTTTGCATAAAACCCATTACCTTGTTCGGCAATATTTGTTGATACTCCTTTAAAACCTCTATTACCATCAGAAACTGGTGCTATATTTAAATTCCATGGAGTTGAAATAACACTATCTTCGAATTTACGAATATTTCCGGTTCTTTTCATTGTATCGGAATATTTCATATAAGCTCTATCTTTAGTCCAAACTCTACAATATTCGTTACCTGTCGGTTGATTTGTAAAATTTTTAACACTTTGTACTGCAGATCCTCTAGATAACATTTTATCACCTTCTTTGAATATTCTACTTGTTTGGTCAATTACATTACCCACATGTGTTTTAGATAATAAACCATCTTTTGGCATACTATCTAAAATTTGTTGTGTTTTTCCTAAAATAGAATCTTCTCTAAATCCATACTTTGTTGATAATGATTCATTAAATGCATTATCAGTACTTATAATACTATTTGAATTTTTACTTATCCAAGTTAAAGGTCCACTAATACTTCCTCCTTCAGAAATATTTTTTGTTCTTTCAAATAAATTTGCAGAAATTGGGTCAAACATTAAACTTAAGTAATATGTACTTCTAATGATATTACCATTTAAATCTGCAGTTGCATATTTAACATCATCACTTCTATCATCACCAATATACGCAACACCACTAGGTGCTTCAACACCTAAAATATTTTTTACATCTTTTGAAACATTATCAATAAAGTTTAAAATTTTTGAAGATTGTTGTGACCTTGCTCTTGTTGTATAATTTGGTGAATATTTTGAATATGAAAGATTATTAAATAATGCTTGTTTTTGGCCATCACCCATATATTGAATCATAAGGTCAGATGGTTTGGTTGTTATTCTTCTTTTTTTATCGTTATTAAACAATAAACCTATAGAACTTATTTGAGTTCCGTTTTCAATAGGGTTATTTGGGTTAGTTAAATAATCACCAGGTATTGTACTAAATGGTACTTCAACACCCGCAACAGTCTGTAAAAAATCTACTCCTTTACCTATTAAACTTTTAGATACGGTTATTTTATAATTTTTTTCAATTAAAGGTTCTTTACCTGTTACTATACCTATTGCGGTTGATAAGTTACCATTTAACGCATCAATAAGATTCACTCTACCTAATGTTGAGGTAATTAAGTTTTGTCTTATTCTTGCAAAAACAGGACCCTCTTTATTTTCTCTAATATTTTTAACTGCAAATTTCATTAATTTTGAATCATTATCAAATTTCTTTCCTGTCATAATACCAACTAAACCAGTATCTACTCTTGTGAATGAATCAATATATCCTGAATATACTTTACCGTTATTACCTAATTGTAAATTTAAACTAGATAAATTAACATATTCATTGAATTTATCATATTGAAATAAATTTAGTCCAAAACTATCTTTAAAATACCTATTCCAATTTGTTTTTACATCTCCAGGATCTACATTAGGTAATATATTGATAGAACGTACACTATAATTAGCCTCCGTAAAGGTCTGTGGGCCATTCGGTCTTTTAAGTGTTTTTTCAATTAAAAAATCTCTATATTCCCTAGTATTTTTAAAATTTAATTTACTTTCTATCATTTTTTTTTATTTTATTAAAATCCATTACCATATTGAGAACTACCACCAGTTTTTAAAAAGTTACTCATTCCATTTGTAATATGTTGTATTGTAAATGGTTCATTCATCATATATTCTGCCATTCTATCAGTTCTAACCTCAGATTTTATAGTAAGATTTAAATTTTTATTATCTCCACTATATGGTTGTCTATTTTGTGTTGAAGATAGACTTTGTACGTTCAAAATATCTTTTCCAAATGCAACAATTGGGTCTGTCCATGATTTCATAGTACTAGCAGTACTTTTATCATCTGCTTTATTCATCCAATTATTCAAATCTCTTAAATATTCATCCGCTTTTGCTAATGGTACTCTTTCCATAGAAGCAAATCTAACTTTTAACATTGTTGCAATTTCAAGAACACTAAGTTTTATTAACTGTGTTTCAGTATATTGTTGTCTTGCGATTTCTTCGGGTGATAATGTTTCAAAAAATTTTTGATTTTCAAGAAGAGCAGAAGCAGTATTTTGGTCTAAATTTTCCAAAGCAACTCTTGTTTCTTTAATACCTAATTTTTGTCCTAGTGATTCAGGAATGTCGATAACCATTTTACCACCTTCCATTCTTGATATATTAGTTAAAAATTCTTTTTCTTTATCTTCTAATTTTAATCCACTTGATAATAAGTCGACAGCAGCTGATGATCTTTCTGCTGCAGCTATTGCGGTATTAGCTAATTGGTCATAATTAATACCTAATTCATTTGCTAAGTCTTTTGCTCTTCTTAAATTAATTCCTGTTATTTCAAATCTACCTTGTTCAGTGTTGTATGTTGCTAATGACCCAGCAACACCAATTATTGCATCTTGTAATCCTTCAACATTATTTGTTGCCATATACATTAATTTTAATGGGTCATTTAAATCACCAACAGCACCACCAATTGCTTGTAAATTGGCTGATAATTCTATTGCCCCTTCTGGGCTATATACTTTTTCTGCTAAATTAAATACTGATTCCATTGAGGTTCTAAATTCAATAGATTTTTGAACCATTCTACTAAGACCATTTACACCATTTTCAAAACCATATTGATTTATTTTACTTAAATTAGTTTGAGTTTCAGACACAACTTTTCTCGCTTGTAAACCGATATTTAAAGATGATTGACCAATTTTATTTATATTGTCAAAAGCTTCTTCGTTACCAATACCTAATAATTCGAAATCTCTAATTAATTTTGCCGAATTTTCCATATCACCAATAAATGCTCTTGATGTTATAGCCATTTTTTCCATCGTTCCTTTATTAATTAATGAAAAACGACCTGTTTCTTCCATTGTTCTTATTACGGCTTTACTTAAATCACCAAACTCATAACCCATAGAAGTAACAACAGGAAGAGCCTCAATTATTTCTTCTCTAAAATCTTTAGACAATTGTCCTGAAATACCAATCTGTGAATTTATATCATTTCTTAAAGTAACTTCATCATTTAAATGTTGTTTATTATCTTCATATATTGATTCAGCCATTTTACCAAATCCTGTACTTATTTTTTCTCCTGTTTTTCCAGTAGAAGATAATATATCTACTAAACCATTAATAGCGTTACCTAACACATCAGATTCACCAGATACCAAAGAACTTGAAGCAACATTAGGACTAAAACTTTGAATACCTTTTGAACCACCTAAAGTATCTTTATATATATCACCAGACCTTGTAGAATCTTTATTATTTTTATTTCTTTCTTCATATCTATATTCATCCAAAGCTTTCATCGATAAATTTCGGTCTTCTTCACTATCGTTCGTGAATTTACTAATAGCCGCATTATATTTATCAATATCTCCTTTATATTTTTTAATTTCTTGTAAATAAAAAGATTTATTTTGATTTGCCATTATTTTAATTTATAACAATAAATACTATTTTATATTATTTTCTATCTCAATAATATAATTTATATAATATCTTCTAACATAAATTGGCATAAGAAGTATGTCATTGTATGTAAAACCTTTCTTTACTAAGAATAAAATTTCATCTAATTGTCCTTTTTTATAATCCGTAGAAAGGGCGAAAAAACTCAACCCCAAATCCAACTTCAACTTGTACGGACTCTCCTGATGGGGATTTAACACTTCTTTTCAGGTCTAAACCTGGGGTATTATCTTTCACATATTTTTTAAAATCTTGTGAATCTTTGATTGGTAATCTTTCAACAAATTGATATATATTCATCATTTCTCTATTACCAGCTACTGATTTTATCATCATTTCAAGTTGTTTTGTTACTATTGGTGCAACACCAACACCTTTCCAACTTTTTTCTATTTCGTTAATTTGTGTTAATTGTTTTTTTGTTAAAAATTTAAAAGTTATATCAACACCACATTTTTCCATATGATATTTAAATTCACCATTTGAATCGGGTTCTAAATTAAAATCTTTGAATTTTACTTCACTAATATCAACAGTTGATTTAAATTCTTCATTTGTTTTAGGATCAGTTAAGTAAAAAGTATATTCCGGACCAAAAGCCGTGTTTCTTAAAAATAATAAAATAGCTTGTCTATCTTCATCTACTAAATCATCAATTGAAAAATCTTTATCTAAAATTTTTCTTTTCAAAAGTTCATCAACAACCATATTAGTTGATATTAAGTTTTGTGCTGATAAAATATTTTCATCAGATGCCGTTAAATAAGAAACTCTTAACGACTTTTTTTTATTTTCGTAATGAATACCTCTTGAAGGTAACTCAACAACGTCATAAGAAATAGTTGGATCTATTTTATATTCTTCCATTTTTATTTTTTTTATAAATAATAAATACAAAATTTAATTAACTATGTAAATTTTAATTAAAAAAAAATTCCTATAAATAAATTTATAGGAATCATAAGATTTTTAATTAATATATAAAATTGAATGTTAAAATATTAGAATACATCTATCCATTCTTAATGAACAAGTTATATTTGCAATATCATCTCTTGAATAATCAAGATCACCAAAATTTAAATCTGTTATAAAACAACCCTCTAATAACCATTTTTCAACAACAACACCAGTTGGATCTAACATTTCTAATTCAACTGGTTGTTTATATCCAGCTGCATATCCCATACGTCCTGTAACAGATTCAGCGTGTAAACGAAACCATTCCATTAATGCTTGTGATGCTGATGGACCAATAGGATCTCTAAAAGTTACTCTCATTTCAGCCCAAGTGAATCTACCAGCAACATATGTCGAAGTATTTAAAAATGGAATTTCAACCGCATTGATTTTTGCACTAGGTCTAGATGTTGAAGATACATACCATTCGTTTATACCTAAACTAGATGGAAAACGAAGAATAAATCTATTTTGTCTTTTTGGTTCATATGGAACCGGCATTTTCATTAATAAATCAGCCATTTTTTTATTTTTTTATTTTTTTTAAGATATTTATTTTTATATTTGTGTTATATTAAGTCACTTGTGTGATATAATATTTAATAAATATACAGTAAATAAAAAAAAATGAATTTATTAATTTTTTTTACAACAGAAAATAAATCAGGTTATAAAACAAAAGAAAGTTTTATAAAGAATAATTATATAATTCTCTATAATGAAATTATAGAATTTTGTAAAAATATTGAAAATATACCATTTAAACAAAAGATATGGCATTTTATTCATAAACAAAATGAAATACCAAAATGTAAAAAATGTGAAAAAGATTTAACTTTTAAAAAATCTTTAAATGAAGGATACGGAAAATATTGTTCAATTATGTGTACTAATTCAGACATTGAGCACATTAACAATGTTAAAAGTAAAAATAACCTTATATATGGTGGTAATTCACCTATTCATTCAGATATAATCAAGGATAAAATAAAAAAATCAACATTTACTAAATTTGGTGTTAAGAATATATTTGAAGATACTTCCCATATAAAAAGAAAAATATTTGATAAATATGGTGTAACACATATGTCAAAATTGGAATCCTCAAAACAAAATAGAAATAAAACTAATTTGAAAAAATATGGTGTTAGTACCCCTCTTTTATTAGTTGAAAATAGAATAAAGAATAAAGAAAAAAAACTTGAATCATTTAACGATAAATACAAAAATTTAAATATTATAAATAACAAAGGTTTCGATATTGACATAATATGTGACAAATGTAACCATAATTATACAATTAATAGAAGTTTATTATTTTATAGGTTTGGATCTGATTTAAATCCATGTACCAACTGTAACCAAGTAAATAATTTATCATCAATAAAAGAAAGTGAATTATGTTTATTCTTATCAGAAAATAATATTGAATATATTAAAAATGATAGAAATATTTTAAATAAAAAAGAAATTGATATTTATATTCCATATCATAATATTGCCATTGAATTTAATGGTATTTATTGGCATTCCAATTTATTTAAATCCAAAGAATATCATCAGGAAAAAACAAATATGTGTGAATTGAAGAATATTCAATTAATTCAAATATTTGAAGATGAATGGGATAATAAAAAAGAAATTGTTAAAAGTATTATATTGAATAAGTTGAAAAAAAATAACAATAAAATATACGCCAGAAAATGTATTATAAAAGAAGTTGAAACAAAAGATAAATCATTATTCTTGGATGAAAACCATATACAGGGTAAAGTTGGAAGTTCAATAAATGTTGGATTATATTATAATGATATGTTAGTTTCAATTATGACATTTGGTAAAAAGAGAAAATCATTAGGAAATAAAACCATTATAAATGATGAATATGAACTTATTAGATTTTGTAATAAATTAAATACAAGTATAATTGGTGGTGCATCAAAATTATTGAATTATTTTATAAAAACATATAACCCAAATGAAATAGTTAGTTATGCTGATAGAAGATGGAGTAAAGGTGATTTATACCAAAAATTAGGATTTAAAAGGATTAAAAATACAAATCCAAATTATTTTTATATTATAAATAAGAAAAGAAAAAATAGATTTGAATTTAGAAAAGATATATTAATTAAAGAAGGATTTGATGCAAATAAAACAGAATCACAGATAATGGATGAAAGAGGTATTCTCCATATCTACGATTCTGGTAGTATTCTTTTTATTTTTAAAAATATATAAAAAAAACTTGAATATTAAATTAATAATTTATATTTTTACACTAGAGATCCTAGATACTAGAGATCCTAGATACTAGAGATCCTAGATACTAGAGATCCTAGATACTAGAGATCCTAGATACTAGAGATCCTAGATACTAGAGATCCTAGATACTAGAGATCCTAGATACTAGATATCCTAGATACTAGAGATCCTAGATACTAGAGATCCTAGATACTAGAGATCCTAGATACTAGAGATACTAGATACTAGAGATCCTAGATACTAGAGATCCTAGTATAAAAAAAATAGTTTTAATATTAATTTATTTTTATATTTTTTGCACTAGATACTAGATACTAGTATATAAAAAAATATAAAAAAATCCCCAAATATTATTAAATAAATGGGGATTTATAATAAAAAAAACAGTAAAATGTAAAATATGTTTTTTATTTAATTTTATATATTGTCAAATGACGCACCTGTAGGTGTTATAATAAATTCTACATCAATAAATTCTAATGATCTTGCAGGTTTTATGTAAATTTTACCTCTAAGAGTATTTGCATCAATATCTTCTGGTTCATTTGATACCGTTACACGGAATTCATATAAACCTCTTTCTCTTTTTATTGATTCTAATATTGGATTTACCAATCTTAAAAATTCATTCCTTACTTGTTCATCATTTTGTTCGAAAAGTAATCTAACTGCAACTGCAGAAATAAGTTTTCTTGCTCTTAATAATAATCTTCTAACATTTATTCTATCTAAAGCCGATTCTCTTACTTGAAGAGTTTTATTTCCCCAAATTATTGTTCCAGTATCAGAAAAAGTTGCTATTGGATTTATTCTATTTTTATATAATTCATCTCTTTCATCAAGAGTTAATTTTTTTATTGCTTTTATAGATTTCACTAATCCTCTTGAATAACCAGCAACTGCAAACCATGGGAAAGATACATTATCTGTTAATGCTATATTTCTTACAACCTCACCAGTTGGAGGTATAAATAATTGAGTGGCATTATCAACATCTCTAACTTGTATCCATGGCCAATATGTTGCCGAATAATTAGTATCTAAAGAAACACTATCTAAAGCATCTACAACTTCTTCAACTGTTGAATAATTTGGTGGTGCAATAATATAAAGTGAATCTGCTCTTTCATTTTCAATAATATCAATCGCTTGTGATGTTAATGAACTATGGTCATAAAAATTAATACCAGGAGTTGCAAAAATATTAATATTAACTGATTCAGGATTTGAAAATGTGTTTATACCTTGTAAATAAGAATAGTAATCAGAGTTACCAACAGATGTACTGAATAAACCACCATTTGATGTGTTACCACTAACATATGTTTGTTTTCCAAAGATATATTGATCACCATATGTTCTAACTTGTCTGTATATATCCCAGCCATCATAACCACCACATACTGCAAAAGTAAATTTACGGTAATTAATATTTGTTAAAACATTATCAACACCTGTTTGACTTTCTAAATTATATGGTGTTGTAATAAAGGTTGTTCCCGTAATAGGTGCTGCGTTTACTGATAAGTGGAAACCATTTGTTGTTGTAATTGCTGACGTACCTTTGAACTTAAATAAATCTTTATCAAATCCTATTTGTGAAGAAAGACCAAAACTTATTTTTTTAATTTTATCACCTGATGATTGAACATCAGATCCATCTGCATTATATCCAACAATATCTCCAGCATCATAAAATTCAGTCTTATACATGATAGAACCTAATGTAGATCCTGAAAATGAAGAATTATTTACAAAACCTTTAAATCCTGCTGGAAATGCGTCTACTGGATGATTTGATGCCATGTTTAACATGATATACCTTGAACGTAATTCATATTCACTATCAGACGTACCAACTTTTCTTGCAACATATCCAGGTAAATCAGGATTCATTGAACAACGTGAGAATTTTTCAATTACAACTTGATTTTCATCAGTATCATTAAAATCCCTAACTAAAAGATCAAATTCACCTGTTTCAATATTAATATTTATAATTGAAATTTTAACTTCAGCATTTGCACTATTTCCATCAGAAATAGTTATTACTTGAAATAAATCAGAAACTTTACCACCTCTAACTTCTGATACTACCATTGGTGATAATGGGGTGTCCCATTGAGTTGCGTAATTATTTCCTTCTGAAACATATACTTCATCTAAACTTAGACCTCTAATAAAACCTTGTTTATATGCTGATGATAAATAATTAGGATACGCTTCATGTACATAAATCGGAATCTCATCTTTTGGTTTATCAAAAACATCAGTACCTAAAACTTTTGTTACATATTTTGGTGATGTTGTATCCATAGAACATGTAAATACTTTAGATCCACTTGTTGAACCTGTTACATTAACAGTAAATTCAGATAAAGGATTCTTCAATATATCATTTCCACTAATATTAAATTGAGTATTACCTGTTGTTTCAAGTAATAATGTTTGTCCTGAATAAGAACCTCTTGATCTAAAAGAAAGTACTACTTGATTATGATAATCAGTTAATACTGTTGAATTATATACAAATTGAGTTACATTAAATGTTCCTGTACCTCCTGATGTATAAACAAATAAATAAGAATAAACTTGAGTACCATTACTATTACACAATTGATTATACCATTCTTTATTATTTGGATTTGTTGAATTTATAAGACCAGTTAATGGTGATATTTCTTCATCACTACTAACCAAACCTGTTGTTGCACTTTCAGGTACTAAACCAATAACAAACCATTGACCATTATTACTATTAGTATTAGTACTGAACGTACTATCCATATAATTTAAAAAAGTTTCACCATCATATGTTGTTATTCCAGATAAGTTTTGATAAAATGTACTTCCGGTTATTTGAGCGCTTGTTGATGGATCACATGTACCACTGGTTGAACCACTATATGACCCCAAATCTATACCACCAATTGTTTTAATTGAGAAAGTTTTAACAGGTTTATATCCTGTTAATCCTAATATTTTTGTCACAAAAAGTTGATTTGATTCCTCAAGATACGATTTTGCTACATATGGTAATTCATATTTTGGATTACCATTACCATCTTTCACAGGTGTTGAACCACCGAAGTATTGTTTAAATTCGTTATAATCACTAATAAGTATGGGTTCAAAAGCTGGACCTTTTAATGTCC